GACGAGTTTGTAGAGTATATAGAGTTGGTGAGCTGCCAATAGCAAAATGTGATGTGCTGCCTGAAATGACATCCAAATCAAAAATCAGATTGAAAGATGTCATTGAGGAAGATAATAAAAGACCTGTCGTTTCTACTGAATTACTAACCAGATTCCCATTCAAAAAGTTTATCCCAGATCCGTCTCATAGAAAAACTTTAAACTGTGGACTCAGAAAAAGAATTATGTGTGTTCCACCCAAACACAATCCCGAAAAATTGGTCAGATTAATGGAATTTAATAAAATGGTCATGAGAGAATTATTGACACCAATCCCAAGGCATGAAGACACCTCATTTGAGCATTGGGCAACAAGAACATCATATTCAGGAACTAGGAAAGCAGAATTGGCATTCGTTGTAGCTGAAATAATTGACATACATAAAATGGGCTACAGACGAGTAAATGGATTTGGAAAAGATGAAGATTATGACGATCCAAAATTGCCCAGAGGAATATATTCACGTTTGGATGCTATAAAATGTATAATTGGACCTTATGTCAAATTAATTGAAGATGCTGTGTATAAGTTGCCTAATTTTATAAAACACGTACCTGTAGCTGCTAGACCCAAGTATATGTACGATATGTTATATGGTGCTAACAGAAAGTACCTTGAAAGTGATTATATGTCTTTTGAATCACTATTTGGAATTGAGCAGATGGAGGCAATGGAATTCCCACTCTATGATTATCTATTATCCGAATTGCCCAATGGTCCTGAAATAGCTCAGTTGATGAGAGAGATGTTTGGGGGAGCCAACGTAATAGACTTTAATGAGTTGACGCTATATTTAGAAGCTAGGAGGATGAGCGGAGAAATGACAACCAGCATAGTTAATGGCTGGTCCAATATGATTATGATGCTGTTCATATTAAATGAAAATGGTGTTGACTGGAGAGATGTGGATCAGGTAGTTGAAGGTGATGATGGACTCACGGCCATAGATTCATACATGCCAACTGTTGAAGATTTTGCAGAACTGGGCTTCAACATAAAATTGAC